AGCTTTTGGAATAGAACTGAAGTGTTGCTGGCTGGACATAACGGAAGGTTGTCGGAAAGCTTTCTCAGGCATTGTCAGATACTCCGATTTCGAGTGACGCAAAAGACGCCACAGTCATTACAGGACAAGAAGAAAAGGCCAAATCCTCTTGATCATTAAAACACTTATCCATGATGATGACGAAATAATGGTCAGCAAGCTTAGGCTCATCCTCAAGAACCTTAACAACACTGACCTGCACATTACGAACAGAACCACACAAAGGCTCAGAACGGACGCCAGTCTTTGGACAAATAATCTGTGCAACGATAGGTCGATCTCCGACCGGCAAGACCTGCCTAACACCATCCTCGAACTGGGCCTGCGTTTGAGAATCATTTTCATTTTGCATACAATCACCTTATTTAAATAATTAAAGTTTTTCTTTATACATCTGCTCTTGCAATCTTTGCTTTTGATACACCTCCTTCGCTTCAAGCTCTCGATAACGGTCAAGACGCTGTTCAGGCGTCATCTTGGAAAACTTATATAGCCTTTCGATCTTTACGGGATAAAGTGGATCGCCCGGAAGTTTTTCCTCACTCCAGCGGAAGTACTCTCGGGGAATAGGCAATTCACGACCCTCAACAACTACAGAACCAGTCTTAACAAGATCAGAATAATATTTCTTAAGCCATTCCAAACCAAGCGGAGGCTTGGTAGACATCAAGTTAAATGTATCCGTATCACCAGCTTTCTTATTGACATAACCGGCGACATAGCACGCCGCGGACATAGTGAAATCAGCACACGCAACCTGACCATGCTTCCAAATTTCATTGAGAACTGGAGAACAGTACAACTGTTCATTGATTTTGAACGTATTTGAATATTTGAAGTCATTACCAAAAATGACAGCATGATAATGAGGGCGATGGGTGAGTCCACCATACTCACCAGTAATAAAATATCGGACATCAAAAGACTTCCTCAGCCGCTTTATAAACTTTTGGCAATCTTCCTTATTAATATTATCAGGTGCTGGCTCCGCATAAGTCATAGTCAAAAAGCTTGAGTGCTCATGCATTTGGGCCTCATGATACATACGAACTGCCCATTCACGACTACGCTCCGCACGACATCCACCACACTTACCACACGGAACTTGCAAAGGCATATCGCGATAACCATCGTTAGGATTAAAAACAATAGGACGTCTGCCATTATCATTAAGACGCTTGGCGAACCAAGCGTCCTTTGGATAGAAACAACTCACAGCCGAATGCCTCCCCGCATCGGCATATAGTTATTGGTTGGATGAGTCCGCATAGCTGTGCGGGTGAAATTTTTATTACCAATTCGCTTACGCTTCATAATAAACGCCTCATTGTTTATTTATTTAGACACATTGGCATGATTTATGCCAGGTGTCACCAGGGCAAGAGGGATCAAGTGGACCTCTTGCCCTTGAGCCTAGCGCTAAAACGCAGGCTTGTCAATCGAGCTTCAGACGAACACGATTTTGATGCGCCTACCCGGCGCGAGAGCTGGGGCTTCCGCCCCAGACCCTTGATAAGATTGCTGTCGCAATCCTGCGCGCTCCGCTTGCCAGTTAGTCAGTAAAGGGGGTTGGATCTGGTAAACACGGTGCATCATCATTGTAAACAATGATGCTTTTTGTCTCGGGATTAAAAACGATACGCCTATAAGAATATGACATAACGTCATGGAAGTTACCCAGGCAATCTGGACAAATAGCGGGGACACCTGAAAGTGTGCCCCAAGAATGAGACACCGTGGTAGTGATCCAACCTTTGAAACACCTATGACATTTCATAAAAACCTCATTTGATCATTTTATAGACAAATCGCGCTGACGGCGCGTTTAAAAGTTTTTAATAGTAGTGGTAGGGGTAAAAGAAAAGCCCCGTGTGGGGCTTTTCAGAGGGTCTGAAGCCGTATTGACTTTACTCGGCTTCTGTTGTAGCCGGTGAATCAGTATTGACAACCGGCTTTGAATCTGCTACCTCCTTTTCCTTAGCAGCCTTTTCCTTAGCAGCCTTAGCTGACTGCTCTTTTAGAAATTGGTCAGCAATAGACAAAGTCTCCTTACTGTAATTTATGAGATTGACCAAATCATCATTGAGTTCCGAAACGTCACCGTACATACCTAGGCCTTTACCGGTAGGCAAGACACCATCACGATCAAATCTCCGAATGATGGAATTAATATCACAATCTTCCGCGAAAGACTGCTGGGTACGACCATCTTCGGCAGTAGGAGTATAAACGCGCATACGCTCAAAAGGCATACGCACTTCACGTGGAAGCAACTCCTGTTCCTCTGGAACAACACGCTTACCAGTACCCTTATAAACCGGATATTTCATAGACATAACATTCTCCTTAATAATCAAGACCGGGCAGAAGCACATCAACACTATCGCGCTTCTGCTTATTGAGATCGATCAATTCACGAAGTTCACGAGGCGCCAAATCTTTGAGGTCTTTATAAATCTCCTTAACGCCGCGCTTCCAGTTTTTTACAGCTTTGGCCGAGTTGTCCTTTACTGAAGACATAATGTCTTTTGGATCTCCCAACCATTTGTTGCCGGACTCCAAAGCCTCTTTGATGAAAGGGAAGGCCTCTTTATAAAGCGCAGTAGTTACTGCCGCTTTATCAGCTTGTGCACCAACCAAACGCGCTTGATGCTTAGCAGTCTGAACCTGCGCTTGCTGCAACATCTTTTCGGTAGAGCTCAGCTTGTTGAGTGAAGGAACACCCGGGCCGCTCGGCATGGAACCGCCCGGAGTGGACGAAGGACTACCAAGAGCCAAGACACGATTAAGCCCAGCTTGCTCAAGATCAGCCGCCGAACGTTGATAAGCAGTATTTGACATCTGCTCTTGCCATTCACGATTCTTTTCAGCTTCCTTGGACTGCCACCGCATTTGCTGTTTGGTCATTGATTGCATTTGGCGGTTCTGGTAATGACCATAAGCCAGATCCGCAGCACCTGATATAGCACCTATAGCACCTAAAGCACTCATAAACTACTCCTTACATATGATCCATGAGGCCCGGTACAGAATAAACGGGCATAGGTCGATCTGTTTTAAGCTCGAACCAGAAATCCGCCAGAAAATGGGGCTCACTGGGTACCGCTATCACACGATCAATGGGCGGGTTGTCTTGCATAAAGGTATCGCCCAGTGTTGGTAAGGTGGCGAAATCCTGAGATAAATGCCACGCATCGAGTGAGCCGGCCGCATCGCTTGCAAAAAGTCCAGTGATCCGGCTTGGTTTGTATCGATACTCGGCATACCGCTCCTGGTAGCCGAAAACTGCGTTATCAAGTGGCGCATTACCTTGTACCCATATTTCTTTGTTGAGAATAGCTTGCTCACCAAGATGAGAAAGCGCCGGCCAGTAAAAATCATAGCGAGTCTGACGAAACCAGAATCTTTCAACACCTTGTTGATAAGTGAGGTCAGCTCTAACAGAAGCCAGGCCTATAATAATCCCGTGCTCCTCAAAAGATTTATTAAAGCCACTGTTGCTGATGCCAACACCATAAGCAGCCAGATTACCTTGAGGGGTTGTCCCGGTGTCACTGGTCTGAGCAACGGGATTGATACTAACGCGCTGACTAGAGCCACCGAGAAACTCAGGACGCTGCAAACGAGCATCACTTGAGCGGACATTGAAGTGCGTATAGATAATCTCAATGTATCTTGTACCTCCTCGGGCATCACGCTCCAACAAACGCTGAATTTGAAAAGCAGTACGAAGCGCATTAATAGTTACACTCGTTGACGTTGTAAGATCGGCAACCAGCGCGGGATCATTCCAACGAAGATAAGCCTCACGAGGCGCACTACCGTCAGCATTGGTCTGCGTCATGTAAAGATTATTATCAGCATTGGATGCATTCTGAGAATTGAACCACAACCGAGTACCGGCAGTAGTACCCAAGTTATCTTCAAAAGTAGGAAAAGCACCTGCACCATCTGGAATAACATCTGCAGTACCACCGAGCGGAATAGTAAGCGGATCGCCTTTCTGGGGCCAAGGCAAAGCGGACGTAAAATAATCATGCCGCTTGCCTCTACGTAAAGGTGTCATGGTACCAAGGTTATCAGGACCATTGCCGCGAGAAAACACAACACGATCTTGCAAGTTTTGGTCACGATACCACTGATTCCATATATGACAATAAGCGCGAAAAGGTAAAGCAGAAACAGTAACACCTTGTGAACCTCCTTTTGTCGGTATGCCAAAATAATTCGCAAGCGTACCGACATTGTTCTGCATATTCAGAAACTGAGTAGGAATCGTAAAAGTGGTGGGATCATCATCCGGATCCGGACGCTCACCCATGAACTGCTGCCAGTTATCCCAGATCTGACGATATGGGACGAAAAAGTAATGCACATCAAGGAAAAGATTATCCATGAGCGGGTAGAGAGGGGTAGCCAACCGGCAAAAGCCAGTACCCTTTAAATTAAAGGTATCACCAGGTAAAACTTCATCGAAATAAACCGGGATAAGATAACCAGCATCAAAAGTGGTCTTATAACCATGGGACCGATCAAAGCGCGAACGCTCAACTTCAGCTTTTGGAATAGAACTGAAGTGTTGCTGGCTGGACATAACGGAAGGTTGTCGGAAAGCTTTCTCAGGCATTGTCAGATACTCCGATTTCGAGTGACG